GCTGTAGGAGGTACATATACATCCTCTTCTTTCTTAGATAACTACCAAAACCAATTTAGGGTACTATCAGGACCTGGAGCCGTAAGTAATGCAGGAGTACTTGCTATAGATTTAGGAACTCGTAATGCTAAATTTGAAGGAGCAGTAACTGCTAGTGCATTTAATGGTCTACCAAATGATTATTTATATGTGAATAGAAATATAGACCAAACAATTGTTAGTGGTACATGGGCTAATAGAGATGTTATTTTTAATAATAATATTGTTTCAAAAGGAATTACTTACAATACAGGTACAGGGTTAGCATCTTTAACGGGTGGTAAAGTTTACAGAATTACTGCTAGATTAGCATGGGCTGCGGGTGCAGCGTATTTATTTCAATTTGCATGTTATAATAGTTCTAATGTTATATTAGGACCAACTGTTGAAATAGTACAATCAACAAATGGAACTAATAACATAAGTGATGGTACTTTAGATTTTATATATGCTCCTGGGTCTAATGTGGATATAAAAATAAGAACAACTGCTAATACTACTGCATTGACTGGTGAGTATATTAGAGGTGATCTTAACACTCAACTTATCATACAACAGATAGCTTAATAATATTTATAACTAAAACAAACACATGCCATTAATTTTAAGAGCAGTTAAAGGATCAAAACTTACCATCTCAGAGATGGATGGTAACCTATTATGGTTAGCAGGAAATATATCAGGTTCAGGAGTAATTCCTGTAACAGGTTCAGGGATAGATGCTTCTAATACTCCGATTACAAGTTCATTTTTTGTAGGAGATGGAAGTAAATTGACTAATGTAACAGCTTCATTTATTACAGCTTCTAATGTATATGGACCTTCAGGTGCTAGTAGTGTATTAAGTTCATCATATGCTTTAAGTAGTTCATACGCTGTAAGTGCTTCTCAAGCATTAACTGCTTCATATGTAGATTCAGCTCCTTTTAGAACAGGTTCATTTACTGGATCTTTTACAGGTATAATTAGTGGTTCTAATATATTAGGTAGTAGTCAATATTTCCCTAAATGGTCAGGTACTTCACCCAATCTTTCTTATACTCTTGAAAACAGTTCTATATTTCAAGACACTAGCGGAAATATATTAATAGGAAGTACAGGAACTGGTGGTTCTAAATTATATGTATTTAGTAATGCAGCCGGTGCATCTACAATAATTGCTTCTACTAATGCCACAAATAATACAGTATTTTCAGGAGCACATTCAGGAACTGGAACTCTTATAAATTTATCTAGTGGAGGTACTACTAGATTTAATATAAGTACACAAGGTGTAGTAACAATATCTGGTTCTATGATATTAACCGGATCTTTAAATGTGACTGGATCTTTTATTACCGCTACTCAAAGTTCAGCTCCTGGTGGAGCAGGTACTGAAGGTCAAATAGTACCTGTACAAAATGGAGGTAATTATTTTATATATGTTTATATAGGTGGGGCTTGGAGGTCATCATCTCTATTTTAAAAATTAATAAAAATGGAAACAAAAGTTTTAACTCAAGACGAGATTACACAATTAAAAAATTTACAAGATAAAAGAAAAAATCTATCTGAACAGTTTGGTTTATTAGAAATAAATTATGAAACTCAAAAACAGTTGCTGCTTTATCAATTGAATCAATTGTTACAAGAAGAAGACAAAATTGGTACCCAACTCCAACAAAAATATGGAGATGGGACTATTGATTTAGATAAAGGAGAATTTACTAGCAATTAGTTTTGACTAACTTTAGAATATTTATAAACAAAACAAAACTTAATTAAAAATAATGGCAACAAACGCTTTAATATCACCAGGTGTATTAGCAAGAGAAAACGATACATCCTTTATAAACCAACGCCCAATAACTGTAGGAGCTGCTATTATAGGTCCAACAGTTAAAGGACCTGTTGAAATACCTACTATTGTTACTTCATATTCTGAATATGTAAATAAATTCGGAGACTTATTAATAAGTGGAGGTAATTCTTACTCATATTTTACATCTATAGCCGCTTACAATTATTTCGCTAACGGTGGTGAAACATTATTAGTTGCTAGAGTAGTATCAGGATCTTATACTGAAGCTACTAGTACTGCTATAAGTGCAAGTACACAAGCTGCTTCTCAACCAGCATTTGTTCTTGAAACACTTTCTGAAGGTACTATAATGAACAGTACAAGTACTCAAGACTCAAGAGGTTCTTTACCAAGTGGATCTGTAAATAATATTCGTTGGCAGATTATCAATCCAAATACCTCTTCAGGTACATTTGGTTTATTAATTAGACAAGGTAATGATACTACAAATAATCCAATTGTATTAGAAACTTGGACTAACTTATCATTAGACCCTCAAGCTAGTAATTATGTATCTAAAGTATTAGGTGATTATACTTACAACTATAACGCTACAACTAATCAAATTGAAGTATCAGGTTCATACCCAAATGCTTCAAGATATGTAAGAGTAAAATCAGTTAACTTACAAACACCTAACTATCTATTATCATCAGGTTTAATTTCAAATGCTTCATATACTGCTTCTATTCCATTAGCAGCTAGTGGTACATTTGGAGGAGCTGTTGGTGATGTAAAAGGAGGAGCTAATTTCTATGACACTATAGCTAACGCTACAAATACTCAAGGTTTAGTAGCTGATAACTATACTAATATGATTAACTTGTTAGCTAACCAAGATGATTATAAATTTAATGTTTTATTTACACCTGGTTTAGTTAGTAGTTTTTCAAACCATACAAGCAAAATAAATACAATTGTAGCTAATACTCAAGATAGAGGAGATAATATATATGTAGTTGATTTAGTAGGATTTGGTTCATCAGTTACATCTGTAACTAGTGAAGCTAATAATTTTGATACTTCATATGCTGCTACTTACTGGCCTTGGTGTCAAATTAAAGACCCAGCAACAGGTAAAAATGTTTGGGTTCCCGCTTCAACTATGATAGCCGGTGTTTATGCTTATAACGATAAAGTAGCTGAACCATGGTTTGCACCAGCGGGTATAAACAGAGGTGGTTTAAATAGAGTAATTCGTGCTGAACAAAAATTAAATCAGTCAAACCGTGATACTCTATATTTAAATAAAGTAAACCCAATAGCAACCTTCCCAGGTACTGGAGTTGTAGTATATGGTCAAAAGACATTACAATCAGCAGCATCTGCTCTTGATCGTGTAAATGTTCGTCGTCTATTAATTCAACTTAAGTCTTATATTTCACAAATAGCTCTTAACTTAGTATTTGAACAAAATACAGCAGCTACAAGAAATCAATTCTTAAGCCAAGTTAATCCATATCTTGAAACAGTACAACAAAGACAAGGTTTATATGCGTTTAAAGTAGTAATGGATAGTACTAACAATACTCCAGATGTAATTGATAGAAATGAATTAATTGGTCAAATTTACTTACAACCAACTAAGACAGCTGAATTTATTTATTTAGATTTCAACATTACACCTACAGGAGCTACTTTCCCAGCATAAGGTTTAAAAACGATATATTTATAATTAAATAAATAAAGACAATGGCAATATTAGACGCAAACGAAATATTTTTCACAGCATTTGAACCAAAACAGGCTAATCGATTTATCCTATATATGGATGGAGTACCTAGCTATATAGTAAAAGGTGTTAATGCTGTATCATTATCACAAGGTGAAGTAGTATTAAACCACATTAACGTACAGCGTAAAGTTAAAGGTAAAACAACTTGGGGTGATATTCAAATGACCTTATTCGATCCGATTACACCTTCAGGCGCACAATCAGTAATGGAATGGGTTCGCTTACACCACGAATCAGTAACAGGACGTGACGGTTACTCAGATTTCTATAAGAAAGACTTAGTATTAGACGTAATTGGTCCTGTAGGTGATGTAGTAAGTGAATGGATTCTTAAAGGTGCTTTTATTAAGGAAGCAAATTTCGGAGATTATAACTGGGATACTGAAAACACCGCTGTGAATATTACAATGACTGTTGCCGTTGATTACTGTGTACTCAATTTTTGAGTTTGGTTAAGAAAACAGCTATCTAAATATCTTAAAGATAGTCCGCTTTTTAGCGGACTTCTTTTTTCTCAACATATTTATAAACAAAAAGTTATTATAAATGGAAAATAAGTTTACAGTACCAACAGAAACAGTTGACCTACCTTCAAAAGGTTTAGTTTACCCCCTTTCAAATCCTTTATCTTCAGGGAAAATAGAAATGAAATATATGACTGCTAAAGAAGAAGATATATTAACCAACCAAAACTATATTAATAAAGGTACGGTTTTAGATGAGTTAATTAAATCACTTATAGTAAGCGATGTAAAGTATGAAGATATGGTTGTAGGCGATAAAAACGCATTATTAGTAGCAGCTCGTATTTTAGGTTATGGTAA